ATGCGGTCGGTGTCTTTCACCGGGCTTCCGGTTCCGTTGTCGATGTCTTGCACGAACACCAAAATCCGGACGCGGCCAGTCTGCCATTGCTCGCCGCTGGGAGCGCCAGCGACAATGACGGCATCTTCGGTTGCGCTATCGCGTGGCCGGGTGTCGCTCATGTAGAGTGTGCCGCCTATGGTTCCGGTGAAGAAGCCGGTGAGCGCGTCGTAGATGTCTTGCTCGATTTGTGCTTTGCCTTTTTTCATATCTGTCCTTTCGCCCATTTTTCAAATTCGCGTGTCACGTGGATCTCGGCGCTTTTCAAAACGTCGCCACCCCAATCCTCGACGTAGCCTGCGTAGTTGGTTCCGGCCACCATCACAAATGTGATTCCTTTCGATAGCCGGGACTGGAGGCACTTTTCGAGGTAGGCCTGCCCTTGTTGGGATCCAGTCTTGCCGTCGGGCTTGTTGGTTCCCGGGACGGGGGTGAATGGCGACTTGGTCGCTGTCGTTCCGTTGTAGGTCACTGCAAATCCGCACGAACTTTGGAGGTTGCCGGTCTGCGTGGTGTAGACGTGTTCGCCTCTCGAAATGGCGAGGGCGTCTTCGCCGATTTTGGAGGCAATCGCTACGGACTCCTCCATCTCGTCGTCGACGGCGTCTATCAACCACTGGGCTATCTCTCTGTCTGTCGTGTCGGCCATGTCAAACCACGATTTTTATTGCGTCGACGTAGGCGAGCATCTGCGCGCTCTGAACCTCGAACTCTCCCAGTGAAATCTTGCGGCAGTCGAACACCTCCACCTTGGCGTGGTCGCTGATGTCGGGGGCGTCGGCTGGGTCTATGAGGACGACGTAGGCCGAGGTGGTCGCTGTCGTCTGCTCGCCGACTTGTCCGTGCGACCTGCGGCTCTCGTTGACGTTGGCGGTGATGTAGTCGCTGGTGGTCTTCGTAGCCTTGACGGGCTTCCCGTTCTGAAAGCCTCCACCGGTGGTGGTTGTGATTCGTATGTAGCCGTTGGGGATTATCATGCTGGTGTTGTTAGAAGTCTTCGCCGACGTATCCGTACTTCGTTTTGAGACCGCTGGTGTCGTCGCCTATCTCTTTGAGCAGGTCGACGGCCAGCCTCTTGAATTGCTTTCGTTCCTCTGCTGTAAAGCTGAAGCTCACGCCGTTCTGCGAAATGTTCGGGGCTATGACGAGGTAGGCGTAGGTGCGCGCCTTGGCTCGTTTCATCTCCTTGCCGTTGCGCAGTTCCTGCGTGAGCTCGGTGTCCAGCGACAATCCGCACCCCTCGGCGATGTCTTGAAGCGTCGCCGGGGGGATTGGGTATGCCGAGAGGCTCTTGAGCGATTGCTGGATGGTCATCGGGGCTGGGGTTTAGGCTTTGGGTTTGCCGTCATTCCATGTGGTGTCGGTGACGTTGAGGAATACGAGGCTGGCGCGGTTGGAAAGCGCGCACTGCACGTAGCCCTCGGCCATCGTAACCTCGAGCAGGGGGTTCACCTCGCTGTATCGGGTCAGCTTGTAGAACTTGCCCTGCACCTGCAGCGCTTCGGTGTTCTGCACGTTGGGGACGGGCTTCCAGTAGGTGTAGCCCAGTCGCGGCTCGGGCGAAAGCACGGCCACGGCTGTGTTCCACGGCTTGACGGTTTCGCGCTCTCCGTTCTTGGCCTCTACGGTGGCGTAGCTGTCGAGGACGAGGAACTGCGGCCAGCCCTTACCGCTCATGTAGCTGTTGATGGCGGTGAGGGTTATCATGTCGGCGGTGATGAGGGTCTGATCGGCACGAGGGAAGAGTCGGCGTGCGGTCTTCTTCTGCTTGGTCACGGCCTCAAACGCGGACTTTTCGAGAATGACATAGCGCGGTGCGCGGAGTCCTTTCTTGGTGATGTATTCCTGCGCTTTCTGCACGTCGCCGAGGGCGTCGCCGTTATCCTCGTCACTCCATGCCTTGGCTACGCCTTGGAAGTTGCCCTCGGGCACGTTGAAGTTGATCACGTCTTCGGTGACCATGTCGCCGTCGAGCTTGGAGTCGTAGGTCTGCTTGCCGCTGGAACCGATGCGGAGGGCGTCGAGCTCGATGCGGTAGTCCATCGCCTTGTTGCAGAAGTCCACGTCGTCGTAGACGAGGTCGACAAGGTACTGGGCGGTTGCCTTGTCTTCGGTGTTGCGGCTGGCCGCATCCTTGAGGTCGAGGTACTCGTTGATGGCGAGCTCGTCTTTCTCACGGGATACGGCAATCTTGCCGAGGCGACCGCTCCAAGAGCCGACGGTGCGGCGTGTCTTCTTGGGCGCCTTGGAGTTGAAGGCGACGCGGTCGGCGGTCACGGGGATTCCCTCGTCGCCCTCGATGCCTTTAAGGTCGAACTTGGGCGTAAACTTGAGGGGGAACAGCGTAGGCCAAGCGAGGCCGTTGCCGGGCTTGTAGCTGTTGACGGCCACCTCCATGCCGGGGCGGTCGATGTCGTAAAGGGGGGCGTTCATGTCTGCCATGGCTTACACGAGTTTAATGGTTGGAAGAAGAGCGACGACCTCCGGGGCGATGTTCGCCGTTTCCTTGCGGAGGTTGGCGCCGTTGATGAGGCGGACGAGCTGGTCGCCCTTGTTGGCGTGTACCCAGTTGCCGACCACGTACTCGGGGTTGAGCAGCGGCGCGGCTGCGTCGGTGCTGGCGGCTTTGGCTTGGTAGAGGGTGGTGCCCTCTGTCACGGCCACTCCGAGGGTGACGGTCACTTCGTCGTACTCGTCGTTGCTGGTGTCGATTGCGGTGCAGGCGACGCCTTTCTTGCCGGTGGCGATGATGTCACCGACGGCTACGCCGGAGCCCTTTGCAATCTTGATCTTCGTGTCGGCTGCGGCCACGGCTGCGTGGAGCTTGTAGGCCTTGATGACAGCAAACTGGTTGCCGCTCTTGCCGACGGCGGTTGTGGGAGGGACGCCGAATGCCGGGTTAGCGACTACGCCTCCTCCGGGCTTCTCTGCAAAGACCTGCTCGATGTAGATAGGCTCGACGGGCTTTGCCGGGGTGTTGGTGAAGTTGACTTCCATCTGTTAAGGGGTTAGGGGTTTGTGGTTGGTAGCCCGGCGATGGCAGGGGCTACGTCTGCCTTTGCGGCGGCTTCAAAGCGTGCCTTGACGAGGTCGCTGGCAGCGGTGTTAGAGCCTTGGCTTCCGAAGGGAGCGCCTACGGCGGCTCCGTTGCGCGGAGCCAGCGCGGCCATTGCAGTGATGTCGGGGGCGATTTCTTCGAGGTAGCTGTCGAAGTCGGCGTCATCCTTGAAGGTGAGGCGTGCAAAGTCTTTCTCGTAGCGAGCCTTGACTTTGTCCGGCGCGCCCTTGATGGCTTCGCGGAAGCGCTCGAGGCGGCTGTTCTGAGTGCGCTCGGCCTCGAAAGACTGGAGCCTCTCGCGCAGTGCCTTGTTGTCGGCGATGATCTGCTGCGCCCATGCCGGAGCTTTGTCTTCGGTCTGCTGGCCACCCTGCTGTCCTGCAGTTTGGCCGCTCTGCTCCTGCTGTGGCTGGGTCTGCGACTGGTTCTGCTGCGGCTGCTCTATCGGCTTGCCGTCGCGGAGATTGTGTTTGCTCTCGTAGTTGGCTACGGCGGTCTTCTGCGCCTCGGTGGCGCGGTAGTCGGCGTGGCTCTCGAGGACTTGCTGGAATGTTATCCCATCGACGATGGTCTTTGCATCAGCTTCGGTTGTTCCGGTGGCAGTCTTGGCGTATTTCTTGGCAATCCTGCCGAGGATTTTGGCGTCCACCCCGGTGAACTTGGTTTGGAGCGCGGCGAGAATGAGTTGTTCAAATTCCATTTTTGCAAAAATGTTGTTTTGTTGTTTGATTGGGTTACGCAAATTTAGGCACGCGCTCGCGTGGTATCTTTCTCTGTGGCTAAAAAGTTTTGAACACACTATTTAGCAATAGTTAAAAATGCAATTTTAGGGTCTGATTTGGTGATTATTTTCGTAAAAGATGAGGTATTTTCAAATAAAAGCATTACCTTTGTAGTACAATAAAGTTCTGAATATCAACCCTCTAAACCCACAACAACAATGAAATATATTCTGAAAGTCGCCGACCTCCGCAAAATCTCCAAGGCCACCGGTCTTGACCTCGACGAACTCAAAAACGGAGTCTACTGGCTCAACCGTGGCGATTCCGCTCGCTCCTGCTTCACTCGTTCTGAATACGAGGCCATCGCCCTCTACCTCGTCACTCGCGAGGTGAATGAAGCCGACCTCGGCGGCGAGGTTTCCGGCGCTCGTGCCATCTGTGGTTTCGTTGATAGCCTCCTCGGTTTCGATTATCGCACGACCCTCGGTATCGTCAAGGCAGAAACCCTCCGGGCTGGTCGCTGGGTCATTGCCGAGCTGAACACCGGCCTCGATCATCTCACCCTCACCAATGTGAACCCCTACGTCGAGAACCTCGGCAGCTTGATTGCTTCCTAAAGTCAAACTCGGGGCGGCTTCCGGGTCGCCCCTCAAAACTCTAAACTATGGACGAAAAGAAAAAAGACGGGCAGGTGGTTATCACCCTCTCGCAGCAGGAGTATCGACTCCTGCAGGCCGCTCTTTGCGCGGCTGAATGTCACCCAGCTTATAGCATCGAGCGCCGTAATGAAATAGGGCGCCTCGGCTGGGCGATTCGTTGCCAAGTCGATGATGAAGCGAAGGCTCTTATCTCGTAATGTCAAACCCGGGCGGCGGCCCCGGTCGTCGCCCCTCCAAAACCTCGCAATATGCAGAAATCATCAACCTCTCGCACCTCGCTCCTCAATCGCTCGCAGGTGGTTCGTGTTCGGTTTCCGGCCAGCTCTGCTCCGGGCGACGAGACGGATTTCATCTTCGGGTCGCTGGCGGCGGTCTTCGACATGTTCTCGGAGGCCGAGCTGGGCGTTTCGCTCCGGGCGCTCTATGCGCTGGGGCTGGTCGTCGATGGTGCGACCCATACCACTCCACTCGGGATTAAAATTAAAAAGATGACGGCCTACAGGAAGCGGCAGAAAAATTCGTAAATTTGCGCTATGAAAAAATCAAACAAAAACATCATCGAGGCTGGTATCACGCCTGCTGAATTCGACGACCTCTTTGCCGGGGATTTCCCGATGGAGGCCTATCTTTCGGAGTTTCCCTCACAGGCTCACCGCTACGGCCATCTTGCCGACCTTGCGGTCAATCGTGGCGAGTGGGAGCTGGCTGAATACTTCCGGGGCTTGAGCGGCAGGCCGGAGGTCATCGACTCCTGCGATTAAGGGAACCACTTCTTCATTGCCGCTTTCCATTTGCGCTTCCCAGCATCGCTCTCATCTTCGAATATTGCAAGGGCTTCATCCATCGTGTGGGTGAAGCCTTTCTTGTCGGCGTGCTTTTTGATGAATGCGTATAGCTGGGCGTCCATCGTGTCGTAGCTCTCGGTGACCAGTGTCGTCGCCCATTCTTGTCCGAGCCTTTCCGGGTTGACTCCTGCGTTGCCGCAAATCTCCAGCACGCGGTTCACCCATGTTCCGTATCCGTCGCCGTTCTTGATGAGCTGTGCGACGCCGTCGGTGTTGGCTCCAATCCTGCGCAGGAACCGTGCGGTCGTGGCTCGGGCTGCGAGCTCGTTCATGGTTTCCATTGCGGTGCGCTTGTAGTCGCCAGCGTAGTGCGGCTTGAGGCTGACGTAATGTCCGGCCTTTTGGTGTAGCAGTTCATGGACGACGGTGGCCATGCTCCGGTGCTGTTCGAGGTTCAGCTTCTTGCCGGTGCGCACCTTGTCGAGGGCTTTGACGAGGGTGGATAGCGGACTCTCCTTGCCTCCTCCCTTGTTGCTGTTAAACGCGATTTCCTTGTCGTGCTTCGACCAGCCGAGTGTGAACTTGCCTCCTTTCGGGGCTTCATCGAAGCTGGAGAATTTGATTTTTACGTTGTTGAACTCCTCCGGGAATTGAGCGTAGAATTCCTGCATTATTCTTTCGACGTCTGAAATGCCGGTTATCTTCCGCAGCTCGATCGCCGTGCGCATTGCTGCCAGCTGGGCGGTTTCGCCTGCCTGCTCTACGCAGCGCGCATCCCAGCGCTGGCGTATCTTCTGCGCCTGCTCCGGGGTTCGGGTGTAGTGGCGCATGATGATGTTGTAGTTGGTGTTGAACTCGGCGGCGTTAAAGGGTACCTTTCCGGTGATTGTCATGTCGAACAGCTTGCTGTATCTGTCGAAGTCGTCGCTGTTCAGCTTCCGGTATGCGTCGTTAATCCTTTCGAGCCGACGGCGACTCCATCTGAGCTGGATGTCGGCGGCTTCCTCGGCGGTTCTGCGAGCGTGGCGCTCGTCGGCAATCTCCAGCGGCGTTTTCGGGCGTGGTGCTGGCATCAGATCTGCGCTGGCCGTGGCCTTGCTCGGCTTCCAGTTCGGGTCGGTGTACTTGGTGTTGTTAGCGATGAAGTAGGGCGTGGTTCCTCGCTGGGCGGCTCCGGCGAGGCGGTCGCTGTTGTCGGCCATCCACCTCTTGAACTGCTCGGGCGGCTCGGTGATGGTTCCGGGCGGTGTGTAGCTGGTCATGTCTTCCCCTGCTCGCTTCCGGCGGTAGTATTCGCGGATGTCGGTGTATTCGCAGGTGATGGCCGTGGCGAAACACCGGCACTGGGTGTGCCAGCCGGTAAACTTGAAATCGGCAGGGTAATCTCCGGCCAGCTCGTCGCAGATGTCGACCAGCGCTGCCGGTCTTCCTTTGCTATCGGGCGAGGTGTGGTTGTTGGAAAGGCTCACGCGGATTCCCTTGACCCACCAGCTCCTTGTCCAGCGCTCGCTGTCGCTGGCTTGATAGGCCATGTTCACCTCGGTTCGGGCTACGCGCATGGCGTTCTTGTAGCTGGAGCGGTAGATGCCGGTGCCGGGGTGGTACTTCTGTGCGGCTTGGCTCAGCCGGAGGTTGCCGTCTTTATCGCGCACCCTGCGGTATAGGCGATGCGGTTCCTTGAGCAATTCGCGCACGCGCTCGGACAGCTTCTGTGCCGGGACTCCCTCGGCGAGCGCCACCTCGATGGCTCGCTCCATGTCGAGCTTCATTCCCTCGGTGGCTCTCCACACCCGGTCGGAGAGTTTAAGCCCCTGCATCTCGCGCTGCTGGAATGCCCGGAGCGCTCGGTCGTTCTGCGGCTTGTTGGTTCCGGCGTTCAATAGCGCGGCCAGCTGGGCGTTGTTGTTGGCCATAGCGGCGACAACCGCATCGGCGGCGGTGTTGGCTCGCAGCCATGCATCTTTGCTCCCCTGCTCAATCGTGGCCGTGAGGTCGTCGTTCAGCTGCTGCATCGTTTTGTCAATCGCAGCGCGGAGCTCCGGGTGTCGCTGGAACACTCGGCCAATGTCGGCGCTGGTCAGCTTCCTGCCTTGGGCGAGCGCCTGCTTCACGGCCTCGTCGATCAGCTTCTCGATTCGTTTGTCAAGGGTGCGGATGCTGGCGAGGTGCGTGCGCCAGCTCCGGAGCGAGATTTTGGCTATCTGCTCCTGCGGCGCCTCCTCCGGGAGGTCGTCGAACAAGCCGGGGATTTCGGGTGTGTCGTTCTTTGCCATGCCGGGGTTCTGTTGTTATCTTAAAATGACGGCGCGGTTACGTCGGCGGCTTCCTCCTCTTGGATAGCCTCCAGCTCGGCGTCGATGTCGTCGACGTAGCCTGCCTCCTTGATGGCGGTGCGCTGACTCATGAAGCGCTTCCCTCCGGTGGCGGTGCTGATGTTGTTCAGCTTCTCGCCGTCGTCGTTGATTTGGTAGGGCGTGATTCTGTGCTCAACCTCCAGCGCGTCGAAAGCGTCGGCCAGCTCGGGGTACATCTTTTTGAGGTATGCCTTGAGCACGTTGGTTTCGCGGTCGAAAAGCTCCAGCCATATATCGCTCTCGTCTTCGGCTTTCATCCGGGCGTCGATGAAGACCATCTTTCGTGCCTCTCCGCTCATCGGGGTGGCCTTCATGTTGTCCATCGACATGTCGGGCAGCTGGAGGCTCATAAAGAAGTCGCGCTTTATCTCGTCGATGTGGAACTTGAGGCTGTCGATTGCCTGCGGCCATGTGGCGTAGCCGTACTTGGCGTCTGCCGGGTATTTGAGGACGTTGCGGCTCTCGGTGTCGCCGTTGGCTTCCTGCCCTACGTTGATGTCGTCGTCGGTGGCCACGACCCATGTCGGGCGGCTGTTCTTGCGGATGTAGTTGCCGTTGCGCGAGAGGTTCCACTCCACCTCGTGGACGTTCCCGGCGCGGTCTTCCCATATCGGCTCCGGGCGCATGGCGTAGAGGCCGGGGAGTTTCTCGATGTCGAAATCCTCGCGCAGCACTTCCTCCGGGGTGCCTGCGGTGTTGCGCCAGCGGATGTGCTCGTCGATGGTGTAGGTTTCGAAGTAGCGCACGGCGGCTCCGTTCTCGGTGCGGTCGTACTCCATCGAAAGGGCGACGAGGTCGTCGTATTCGTCAAAGAGGGGGTAGATTGATTCGCTCCCTTTCGTCTTGTCGCTGAAAGGCGAGAACGTGCGGCAGCGGAGCTTGAGGTCGCAGGGCTGGCCAGCGTAGGAGGTCGGCTGTTCCTGCGTGTACCAAATGGTCGCAATCTCGCAGGAGGCGTAGAGGTAACGGGCGCGCTTCTTGTTCACGGCGTTGATGCGGTTCTTGGTGTAGACCGCTTCGAGGATCTGCGCGGCCAGCTTCTCCTGCTCGTTGTCGTGGTCGTTGTAGACGCGGAGCACCGGAATGCCGAAAAGGAGCGCGGCCATGCGTTTCACGGCCAGCTTCATCCAGTCGAGCGTGATGCGCGACATCTTCTCGGTGCCCTTGCCGTTCTTTCGGGGCTTGTCTTGGTAGAATGGGTCGGTCATTACCGGGTGTTCCCGGGTTTCGTAATCCTTGCGGAGGACGCTCCACTCCGGGGGCGCGATGGTCTTGCGCTTGAGGTCGGTGATGACCTGCTGCGCCGGTCTTTGGGGGTTGGTGATTTCTTTGATATCCATGTGGCTGGGGTGTTGGGTTGTGTCGTTAATATAAAATATCTTCGTATTGGTCGAGCTGCTCCTGCGTCAGCGGCTCCGATGCCTTCCGGAAGTCCTCGCACATGCCGGTCAAAACGTCCGGCGCGTCGTCGTGAGCGTTCTTGCCCTCCTTGCGGTAGGCTTTTATGACGGCGGCGAACTGCGGCCAGCGTGCCTCCCAGTCTTCCGGGAAGAAGATGAGGTTTTGAACCTCGGCGCTCCGGGAGAAGATGCGCACCTGCTTGTTGGCCGTCTGTGCGAATGATTTAAACGCCATGCGCCGGGCTACCCTGCATGGCGCTTCCGGTGTGTTGTGCTCACGGACGATGCGCTCCACATTGCGGCAGAACCCTCGGCCTCCGTTGTTGCTCTCTATCTTGGCTCGCTGGGTTTCGTTGCGCAGCAGCATCTCGGCGGTCTTCGGTTCCGTGTATTCCATCGGCTTTTGCGTGTAGAGGACGTCGGTCACGAACATGCCGGTCTTCGTTTCGTAATAGCAAACCGAGCAATGATAATCGGCGCCGGTGTCGGCGGTGTCGGTGTAGTTCTTGCGGATTCCCTTGTCGGCTGGCAGCGTGGCGTAGGTGCGGAGCGTGGCGTACATCAATCCCTCCAGCGGTTTCGGGTTCTGCATGTACTGGGTGTCGAAGACGAACTGGTTCGCGTTCTCGATTTTGTGGAGCTCCTCCACCGTGTGCTTGAATGGCCACAGCGAGGCTTCGGTTCCGTCTTCGTTGTATTCGAGGCAGGGAATGGAGAGCACCTCCCATTCGTCGGGTTCGATGCTCATCAAATAGCCGCAGAGGTCGTTCTCGTGGAGCCTCTGCATGATGATGATTATCGGCGTGGTTCGGGAGTTGACGCGGTTTCGGATTGTCGTTTCGAAGCGCCGGTTAACCTTTTCGCGCTCCACATCGGAGAGCGCATCCTCCGGCTTGATGGGGTCGTCTATCACGATGGCTCCGCTGAACTTGTAAGGCTCGCCCTCCACATCGACGGCGCCTGCGCCGAAGCCGGTAATCTGTCCGAGCGTCGACGTCGCGTAAACGCCACCGCCCTGCTGGGTTTCCCACTTGGCCTTGGTGTCGGAGCCGTACTTGATGCGTGTGCTGAATATCTCCTTGTATGGCTCGGAGTTGATGATGTCTTTAATGGCGATGCTGTTGTCGAGGGCGAGGTTTCCGGAGTAGCTCAAGTGGATAAACCGGGCGCTCGGATTGATGCCCAGCCCCATTGCAATGAAGTTCTTGACGGCCACCTCGGTCTTTCCGTAGCGCGGCGCGATGTTGATGATCAGCTTCCGGGTGCGCCCCTGCAGGACGTCGTTTAGCTTGTCGCAAATCAGCCGGTGGTGCTTGCCTACGACAAACTTCTTCCCACCGCTGGTGTGTCGGAAGAAGTAACGGGTGAAGTTCAACGTGTCGCTCTCCACCCAGCGTCGGGTCAGTTCTGTTTGGCTATATGTTGCGGCGTCGTTCATTAGCAGTCTTGCTCAAGCTGGCGCAGGAACTCTTGGGCTTCCTGCTGGGTCATGCTCTTTGGCTGAACCAGCGGTTGTCCATCGGCGCCAGTGAGCTCGACTTTCTGCACGGGCTTGCCGTACTGGCGCTCCCGGAGCTTGTCGATGGTTGTGGTTCTGCCGTTCTTGGTATCGTAGAGGATTGCCATTGCGAGGTTCTTGGCGTAGGCCGGGCACTCATCCCACTTGGCGAGGACGGCCAGCTCGGAACTGGAGGCCACGAGGAGCTTCTGCTCCCATGCGTCGACCTCGTCCTGCGTGAGGGAGGCCAGCGTCTTGGTGCGCCCCTTGCCGAAGCAGGCAGGGAGCCATTCGCGGATGACGCGGTTCTTGGGGCGCCCTTTCGGGTTGCCGCTCTGACCGGGTCGGAACTGGTATTTTTTGATGTCTTCTGCTGCCATCGGTTCGTGCTGTTAGGGGGTGTGATTCGTGCTGTTCGCTTTTTCGGCCTCGTCGAGGCAGTTGCCGAGGTACCGTGCCTGCTCTCCGGTGAGCTCCTCCCAGCGCTTGACAATCACGTCGGCGTAGACCGGGTCAAACTCCACCATGCGGCATTGGCGCCCCAGCTGCTCGGCGGCGATGAGCGTCGTTCCGGAGCCTCCGAAAACGTCGAGGACTATCTCGCCCCAGCGGCTGCTGTTCTTTATCTGCTTGCCAATCAAGGGAACCGGCTTCATGGTCGGGTGCTCGGCGTTGCGGAGCGGCTTATTCTCGTCGAGGACGGTCGTGGGGACGTCGCCTCCGAGGAACGAGGCCAGCAGCTTCTTGAGCTCGTCCTTTGTCATGGCGTCGAGGTCGAGCTTCTCCTCCAGCACCGTGGTGAGGCTCCGGTTGCTCACGAAGTAGTGCGAGCCTCCGTCTTTCCAGCCGTAAAGGCACGGCTCGTGCTTCCATTGGTAGTCTTGTCGGCCAAGGACGAGGCTGTTCTTGTTCCAAATGAGGCACTGCCGGATTGTCCAGCCGACGCGCTTGGCGGCTGTTCGGAAGTTGTAGCCCTCGCTATTGGCGTGCCAAATGTAGAAGGCGCCGCCTTGCTTGAGGTGCTCGTTGGCTACACTGAATGCGTCGAATAGGAATTCTTGAAAGTTGCCGTCTGACATTTTGTCGTTGGCTATCTTCTTTCCGTTGCTCCCCTCGTAGTTCACGTTGTAGGGTGGGTCGGTGATGAGGCAGTCGGCGAGCTCGTCTTGCATCAGCGCGTCGAGGTAGAGGCTCTTGGTGCTGTCGCCTACGATGAGGCGGTGCTGGCCGAGCTGGTAGATGTCGCCGAGCCGCGAGCGCGGCACCTCCGGGGCGAGGTCGCTCGGGTTGCAGTTGTCATCCTTGGCCTCCTCCTCGTCGCTGATTTCGGGCGTCGGGGGTATCTCGATGCAGAGGTCGTCGAGCAGGTCGGTGTCGAACTGGTTCGCCAGCTTGTCGAAATCCCATTTACCGAAATTGGCGTTATCGAGCAGGATCCAGCGCGTGAGGGTTTCGGCGTCGGTGTCTGCCGGGATGGGCTTGCCGATGACCGTTGTCCAGCCCAGCTCTTTCATGGCCTGCAGGCGCATGTTGCCGCCTATCGCAATCCATCGACCCTCGTAGGGGTAGAGCTTCAGCTCGCTGATGGCGGTGTAGCGGCTGTCGCGCTGGAGGCTCTTGAGGAGCTTCTTGTATTCCATTTCGGTCATCTCCCGGGGGTTCTCGGGCACTCCGGGGATTTGGCCGGTGTTGTTGTCAACGAGAGCGATATCGAACTTCTCGCTTTGGATCAGTTCGATATCGGGCGGTGTGGGTTTTGTCTTCTTTGCCATTGGTCGCCGGTGTTAAGGTTAGAATGGCGCGAAAAGGTCGGGCGCGGCATTCTTCATTGCCTCTCTGCGTTGCCGAGCCTTTGTCTTCTTCCAGTCGCTGATTTTCTTGCGGACTGATTCCTGGCTGGAGCCGGTGTCGTTTGCCATAGCTGTTATGTTTTAAATCGTTTTTGTGTCATGTCTTTCCATTGTGTCTTCCGGGGCGCGGTCTTCCGGATGGTGGCGAACCGTTCAATTATCGGGGTGAAGCGCTCCTCGTAGAAGTCGTGGAGCTCCGGATTCTCCTCGATGGTGAACTGCTCGCAGTTGCCGCTGGTGCGGAGGTTGGCGCTGCCGTGGATGACTATCTTCTTGCCTCCGAGGGTTTCCATGTGGACGGTCTTCGTGTGGACGAAAGCCACCGAAAGCTGGAAACGGTTGTCTATGTCGAGTTCGTGGTACATATATGGCACCAGCTGGTGCCGCTCGTGGCTGTAGAAGTAGTCGCTGACGACCATGTCGAGCTGCTTGATGTAGCCCTTGTGCAGGAGGTTTGCGAGGCTGTCGATGTTCTCCTGCGAAAGGCTCAGCGTGGTGATGGTCATCTTCTGTGCGACGCACTGGTTGTGCACCATGAAGGCCTCGATAAAGTCGCCGAATATGAAGCTGCCGCTGACGATGCAGTCGTATCGGCTTCCGGGTGTTATCTTCAGTTCCCGGGCGAGCTTGGCAGCGTTGTCGTATAGGACTTGGTCTGTCTTCATCGGGACGAGCTTCGGCTTGACGTAGCGGTTCTCGGTGTCGGCTTCCTCCTCGGGGTCGAAGTCGAAAAAGTCGAGATTTACCTCCGGTATCTCGATGTTGCCGATGTCGCCGAGGAAGTCGAGGCTGTCGGTCGGGTCGTTCTCGGTGCTGGCGATGATGATGGGGTTGTCTTCTGTTATCTCGTCTTTCATGTCTGCGAAGTTAAAAAGAGAGAGCGCCCCGGTCGATACGGGACGCTCTAAAGTTTTGCACAAACGGCTGGTTGGGTGTGTCATTGGTTCTGTTTTGTTGGTGACTTATTCGGTTTCGGGGAACTTGGCGAGTTGCATCCAGTGGGTCGGTCTGATGTGCTCGCCGTCGGTGGTGTACCAGTCTTCGCCATCCCAGTATGCCGAGACGCAGCGTGTAGGCTGTTCGTAATCTTCCGGGACGTAAACGATGAGGTCTTCGTCTGTCGGCGGTATTTCCTCGTCGACGCTCATCCATTGATTTTCGAGGGCGAACCGTGCGCCCTCCCGGAATGCCAGCCGGATGGCGGCATCAAATGTCGCCTCGCATCCTGCAGCCTCGACCACCAGCCGGTTCATGCTGTTCCGGTAGGCCGAGGCCGCTGCTTCTATTCTGTCGTTCTGCGTCATGGCTCTCAAATGTGGCAGTCGTAAATTGAAACGAGGGCGTCGTCGGGCAGGCTCTCTATCAGCTCTTGAACCTTAGCGACCCATTCGTCGTCGGGCATGTTGTCGTGCGAGACTCCCCACCAGCCCATTCTTCCTCGGGCGTACCATTTGCCGTCTTTGACAACTGCGTATGGCGCCCATGCTTCTTCTTTCCGGTACATGGCCTCGAAGTCGATGTCTTTCTTCCGGGCGGCGTCGATGCCTCGGGTCTTGGAGCACCATGACGGTTCGCCTACGATTCCGGTGGTCGCCCCTTTCTTCATGATCAGAATTTGCCCGCTCCATCGCCCTCCCAGCAGGTACCAGTCCCATTTCGATTCGGGGTTGTAGGTGGAATATTCGCACCACTCTCCGGTTTCGTTCTTGCGGTAGATGTTGCCGTTCCAGTCTTCTCCGTTGTCGGCATAGCATTTGTCGAAGCTCGTATATGGCTGCTGGCGGTTCTCGTTGTAATAGTCAAGCATCCGCTGTTTGTCGTGTTCTGAAACCTTTTCGCAGTATTCGTCAACTTCCAATGTTTCGCTATATGGCGCCAGCTGCGCTTCGGGGTCATCTCCTATGACCATAGTTACAAAATGGCTCATTTTTTTCTGTTGTTTGTTTTTTTTGGTGTGGATTAGAATGATTCAACGTGGGCTTCTATCGGGGTTCGGGCTGCGAGGCGGTCGAAGAAGTTGAGGACGTCTGAGGCGCTTGGGAATGTGGAGAAGCTGCCAGTATTGCTCGACACTTTCCAGCCGTCGTAAATCTCGGCCTCCTTGATTACGGTGGTGGTTCCGTCTTCGCTGATCTGCGACCGCTCGTCGCCGTCGCTCTTGTCTATCATGTAGTAGACGTGGTCGTCTTCCTCCCACGGGGCTTCGAGGTTCGGGAGCTGGGTTTCTACTATTACCCGGTTCTCTGCCGGGTTCTCCAAAACTTGGAGCAGGAGCTCTGCAAGCTCGAGGCGTTTTTCGATTTGGGTGTACATGTTGTTGTGGGATTAGGTGGGTTATGCAAATCTTCTATTAAGTTCCTCTTGGTTCTCGGCGACCTCGAAACGCACACCGGGGTTGTTACGCTCCATGCGAGTCTTTACGTCTTCCGGGGTTCGCTCGGTTCCGACCCATGCGTAGAATGTAGGCTTGGCGTAGCGCTCGCCGTTTTTCTTGATTCCGTATAGCCATGCTCCTTTGGGCTGGCCGTTGCTGTTGAGGGTCTTGTTTGCTTTCATTGTTGTGGGTCTTGTGGGTTGTTTTCTGTACTTCAAAGTTAACACTTTATTCTGAAACCGCCAAAGATATTTGAAAATAAAACGCAGAAAATCAGCACATTATGTTGCTTTTAGCATAGTTTAGCATTTGGGATTGGGAGGTTGTCGGCGTTGGCAAAACGACCGGATTCTGTGCCAGTTTGGGGCGCCCTTTTGCCGGGCGACCGGTTTGCTTGCCACCGGCTTGTGCCAGCCGAACATGATCCGTTGCTTTTGTTCATGCAGCAATTCTCTTTGCATTTTCTTGATTTTCTTGATGCACTCTTTTACGAGTTCTTGGGCGCGGCACAGGGTGGCTATCGCTTCGGTCTGTTCGGCGAGCGCCTCTGATATTGTCTTCATCCTTTCCATATTCAGCACTTGATTGGCAGGCCGCTTTTCTCCCACGCCAGCAGGAGGGCGTCGCGCTCCTCTTGGTTGCTTCGGTTCCGGGGTAGGCCGGTGCCGTTGACCCAGCGCACGATGGTGTCGAGCTCCTCGTGGGTTATCTTCCGGTCTTTGCCTTTCCAGCACTTGATCAAGGGGAGCACCTCGGTGTGTGGTATGCCTCGTCGGTCGAGCAGAGCGCAAAGGTCGAGGCCGAGCTGGTGGTTCCGGCCTGCCTGCCGACCCTTGGCGGCGGCGGCTTGCTTTGAGTCGTGTGGGTTGAGGTGCCAGTTGCCTTTGTTGAGCCAGCCTGCCTCTATGAAAATTCGGACGGGATTCGGGGGCGCGGTGGCTACGAATACCTCCAGTTGCTCGACGAGTATCGGGAGCGGTAGAGTCATGTAGTCGACGAAAAGCCCGGCGGTGCTGGTGGTGTTGATTATGCCGAGGCCGCTGGCCTCCACGTCGGGGTCTATGCCTATGATGATTTGGGGCTTGATGTTGAATGTCATTTTTCGGTGTCTTTTGTTCTGAAGCCTACACGGGGTCGGTGCTTCGGACGGCGGTCGTTCATTGCGTCTTCGTAGCCTCTATCGTACCCTCGCCGCTCAATCCTCGTGAGAATGAGGTAAACGGCGAGGGCGATTATCGGGGTGAAGGCTTCCTTGATGAGCTCGGTCATTGGGCTTCAATCATTTTGTGGTAGCTATTGTCGGACATGGCTTCGCGCAGTTTCCAAATGCGGCGGATTCTTGCGATGTCTTCCTCGGTCAGTTTGTCGCCGGATGCGGTTCCGCTCCTCTCGGTGTCAAACAGCAGGTTGTGCTTGCCGATGTATGCGGACATGAAGTCTTCGCGGATCTGCTTTAGCTCTCGTTCAAAGTTCTGCTTGTGCCAGTCGAAAAGTGCGGAAACCTCGGCATAGGCCAGTGCTGTCAGCTCGATTCGGATGCTGGAGCGCGTGGGCTTGCTGTACTTCATTCCGTCTGTGCAGCAGACGTTGTCAAGGCATCTGATGAATAAGTGCATCATGTCTTTGCCTCGGCCTATCTCGAAGGTGTAAACTCTTTTCTTCTCGAAATCCAGCACGTCTTCCATGCTGATTCCGTATTTGGCACAAAGCGTTTCGATGGCATGGCGTGCCGCTTGGGCTTCTCCGTAGCAGCCTTTCTCGGCGAGCGCTTGGAGTTTCCGGAGCTTTGCCTTTAGGCTCTCGTATTTGGGGTCATTGTCTTTCATTCTGCTTCGGGGATTTTGTCCAGCGTGTAGAAAATCTTGAGGCCGTAAATCTCGGCGGCGGCGTGCTCCAGTCGGCATCCTTTGCTCTGTTCCCAACCTCGGCTGAAATACACGGCGTCGCTTCGGAGTAGGTCAGCGATATCGAACCCCATGAAGTAAGCATATCGCTCTTTCTCGTTGAAGTGCTCCGGCGGTGGCGGCACGTTGAATGGGTTTATCGGGTCGTGGCCGATGGCGTCGATGTCTTTGGCGAAGCGCTCCGCTTTGGCTCGTTGCTCCTCCGGGTCGTGGCCGCTTATCGGTATGCTGATGTAAATCTTCATGATTCCTCGCATTTGTCGAGTATCGCTTGGAGCGCGACAAAGGTCATGCCTTGAATGGCGACCTTGGCTTCGTTGTCGCTCTTGAGGATCTCGGTGATGTCGACCTCCGGGGTTTGGTCGACGACTTCTTGGAAATTCTCGGGGAGGGTGTTGCCGGATGCTAACGCTGCAGTCGCGGCGAGCTTGGTCAGCTCTTTCGTGGGGACGGTGATGGTTATCTTCATGGCATCGGCTGTTGGGTGTAGTCTATCGTCCAGTTCCAGCAGGTCACGTCGGTGTACCATCTGCCGTTGAACTCTCGGCTCTCCATCTCGACGTCGAAGGTGGCGACGGTTCCTGCCGGGAGGGCATTGAATTCGGCGGCTCGCTTCATGTTGCTGATGGTGACCTTTTTCGGGTACTGGCTGATTGATTCGACGATGAGTGTCGCTTTACTCCAGTCGTTTCCGGAGCGGCTTGTGCCGGACTGCATCGGGAGCCGGTCGATTACTCTTGCTTTGAATTGCATGGTTCTTTCTTTTTACGGGTTGATTTGTGGCCGGGTTTGAAGCGGTAGGCTTCTCCCTTGGCTATGTTTTCATTGATTACGCCTTTGGGTGGGTAGGTGCCGTGGGCGAGGTGGCTCTCCTTGGCTTTTCGTGCCGTGAACGCCTGTGTTTCTTTCATGAACTGCGCGGTCTTTTCGACTCCTAACTTGCGTGCCAGCCGGACGCATGACCGTAAGCTGATGCCGAGTTTCAAGGCGCAGATCTCCGTGCGCATGTGTGGGTAGTTCTGCCGGAGCCACCATTGGTCGCTTTGCGACAGCGTGATTTTGTTTGGGTCGTCTTTCTTTGGGAGCCCAAGGTGGTGGGCTTTGACGTAGACCGCTCTTAATGGGCGACCAAGCCTATCGGCTATCTCTCGTGCCGGTTTGCTGGTCTTCCACTCCGCTCGGAGTATCTCGACTTCCTGCGCGTTCCACCTCGGGGGTCTGCTCATGGCTTTTGTGCTGTTGGGTAAAACATAGGGATCTTGTTCACGTTCTCGGTCTTGGCCAGCCTGCCCTCCGTGGTCAGCTCCTCCAGTGCTGCTTGTACTTCGTCGTTGACCTTTCGGGTGATGTCATGGAGGCTGGCCACCACCGGGTGTTTGTGCTGGTCGAGGCGCTGCTGGCATATTGCTTCGACGCAGGCGAGGGCGTATTCTTTGAGGGTCATTGTTTAGGGGCTTTTATCAGTTCGGGGTGCTCATAAATGTTGCCGATGATGACGCTCTTTGCGGCCTTGAGCTTGTTGATGGTGCAGGCCAGCAGGCCGGGTTCGTCGGCTCCGGGGTTGTGCATGACGCTGTATCCTCCTTTGGTGTGGAAGCCTGCGCAGGGCGTGAATGCCACCGGGGCGACGATGTGGCCGGTGCGCTCGTAGTTGTAGCCGGTGATTTCGCCTCGGTCGTCATACTCCGGGTCGTTGCGGTAGCACCATTCCCGGCGCAAGATGTCGCCCTCGTAAATCTCGCGGCCTTTCTTGTCGCGGTTGCCGGTGAACTGGCCGACGGTGTCGGGGTCTACCTCGGCGTAGGTGGTGAACATCTTTGTTCCGGCGTTGATCAGAACCTTTCCGTTCTTGCTGTGCAGGAGGTCGCCGGTGACCCACTTGCCGTTGTCGAGGCGTCGGCCTCTGAATTTGATTTCTCTCATGGTCTTTTCTTTTTGAGGGCGTTAATAAGCGCGTCGGCTTGTCGGACGCAATCATCTGCTGTCATTTCAAGTTCTCGGCTACAGAAGGCTCTCACGTCGCCGTCTTCGTGTGATAGGCAGCGCGTGAAGATGTCTTTTGCTATTTCGTATCGGCGCTGCTCCCAGTCGGGCGTGTCGTCGAGGCAGGTGCCGGGGATTCTGATGTATTCTGTTTCGCCCTCTGCTCCGGTCTTGGCGGCTCGGGCTTTCCGGGCTTCTCTTGCTACGCACTCCCTGCACCGGTGTTTGTATGATTTTGAGAAGTCGGCCTCGTCTGTCGGTCTGCCGCAAATCTCGCACGTTCTTTTTGCCATTGCTGTTTCGTTTAGGGTTTGGGTCGGGGTCTTCAAAGACCCCGACCGAATGATTTAGAATGCGGCCACCGCCCGGACGGCGTTGGAGTAGTACTTGTTGTTGTTGATCGTGTTGCCATTCGAGA